GGTCCTACTGGACCTACTGGTCCTACGGGTGCCACTGGACCTATTGGTTTGACTGGTCCTCAAGGACCTCAGGGACCGATTGGTTTGACTGGAGCAACTGGGGCAACTGGTCCTACTGGTCCTCAGGGTGTTCAGGGTGATGCTGGTCCGATTGGACCTACAGGACCGCAGGGACCGCAAGGTATTCAGGGTCCCCAAGGTCCACAGGGTCTGGCTGGAGACAAATACGAAACTACTTCAACCAGCACAATTACGATTCCCGCTGTGGGGGCTACTGTTTCTTTGATGATTGGTGTTGGGTTGTCTTATTCTGTCAACCAAACTATTTTGATTTCGCACAATGTGTCTAATCATATTCACGCGGAAATTGATTCCTATAATGCTGGTACTGGTGTTATGGTTGCAACTGTTACGGATACCGAAGGTTCGGGTACTTATTCTTCTTGGATTGTGAATCTTTCTGGTGCGGTCGGTTCTCAGGGTCCGCAGGGCATACAGGGAATTCAGGGTCCTGCTGGTCCTCAAGGTATTCAGGGTGATGTTGGTCCTGTTGGTCCTCAGGGTCCGACTGGTGCTACTGGACCGATTGGTCCGCAGGGACCTCAGGGTGATACGGGTCCACAGGGACCCACTGGTCCTACTGGGGCTACTGGGGCTACAGGTGCTACTGGTGCCACTGGGGCTACTGGTGCTATAGGTCCGCAAGGTCCTGCTGGTGACTGGACGACTATTCAAACTGTTTTAAGTATTGGAAGTAGTCTTTCGTTGTCCCCCACTGCGGTCGGGGTTTTTCACAATGTGACGGCTGCTGCAACGATAACAATTAATACGGGAACGGCATTTAATATTGGTCAGTCTTGTGATTTTTTGCGTACTGGGGCTGGTGCTGTCTCGTTTTCTGCTGGTGCTGGGATTACGCTGTATTCAACGCCTGCAACATCCCTTAGGGCGGTTGGTTCGGCGGCAACGCTGATGTGTATTGCCCCTAATGCGTATGCCCTGATGGGGGACCTTGGTTAATGCCGACTCACAGAGGGCTTTATGCTGGCGGTGTAGCACTCCCTCCTACCGTTGTGCCGCAAGCAGCAACTAACTTTAATCAGGACCGCTGCACCTTTTCCGCGTTTGTCTCCGCCAATTTGCATAACACCACGGTTTATTTTGACTACTCCACCAGTGCCTCGTTTGCTTCTTTTTCAACCGTGACACATTGGGTCACGGTTACTGGAAGCAACTATTACGCATACTATAATGCCAGTGGGTTGCTGAATAACACCACCTACTATTACAGGTGCAGGGCTGTTAATGCAGCGGGGACAACCATTGGGGCAACAAACTCTTTTACTACTTGGTCTTTGAAAACCTACACAAAAACAACTTCTGGTTCTTGGTCTTTGAGTTTGCCGTCCATTACACCGTATCTTGATAACGCGATTGCTCCTGTTGTTTATGAAATGTTGCTGTACGGCGGCGGCGGGGGAGCCAACTATGGTGGCGGAGGTGGTGGTGGTTACCGACTGTTTTCCTCCCATCAATCTTCTGTTGGGGGAACACAAACCATTAGCGGCTCTGTCGGTGGTGGTGGTGCCGCAGGCAACGGTGGTGTTGGTGTTGGTACTGCCACCTCTGGTGGAAGTACGACACTGACTATTGGGTCTACTAGTTGGACTGGCGGAGGCGGCACCGCTGGCGAACATCCTGGCTCCTGTGGTGCGCCGAATGGTCGTGGTGGTACTGCTGGTTCTGGTTCAAACCCATCCAACCTTGGCGGTACAAATGCATACGGTTGGTATAAGGTTTGTTCGCAAAGTTTTGTGTGTACCAGCGTTGACAAAAACGGAACCTGCAACGGTGGGTATTATCAAGATAACTATTGTTGGGATTGTGGATATTATGCTTGCGGCGGTGGCGGCGGCACCGATGGTGGTGGCGGCAACGCAACGGGACACAACTCTCCTTCTCAGGTAGGCGGAAACGGTGGTGCTGGTGGCGGCGCATACGGTTTGCGTGGCGGCAACGGCGGCGGAGGATATGGAACGCAGGGGAATGGTTCTGCTGGCGGTTTTACTGTTGGCTCTGGAACAATTGTCGGTAGTGGTGGTTCCCATTTTGGTGCTGGTCTTGCTGGTGGCATCACCTTCAAGTATTATGGTCCGTGAGGTACTATGAAAACAAATAATTTTTCTTTGGATGTTTTGGAAACCCATCGCGCATTTTATCTTTTGGATAAACTGCCCAAGTTTTCAGACGATGTTGTCGCCTATGTGTCAACTGGCAATGGCAATGAGGAAGTTGACTTTGTTGACTTTTTTAAAATGGCTGATGGTTCAATTCTTGCCGCTTGGAAGCATCCTACTGAAAAACTTGGTTTGCAGAATTTGGTTGTTGAAGTGGATGGACAGTCACAGATTTTGAATTTGTATCCCGTGGAACGGGTTTTGAACATTCTGAACAAAAAACTGTCGTCAACTAATGGTGTTTTCTATTTTTCCCCCTCTAGGGAAATTGCCAATGGAGATTGGCGATGCGATAGGGGTGCGTTTGGTGTACGACCGTTTGAACAGGATTTTCCTCTTCCTGTTCTTTCCGATGTTTCTCAGGTTGTTGTTTATGAGTCTTTCTTTTCTGTTGCTGGAGTGGGACACATTTTCTATATAGAGTTTACGCACGAAGAGTTTGTTCTTAAGGAAAAGTTTGAGAATCTTATTGTTCCAGTTGCTGGAAAAACGCTTCAGGAAGTTTTGAGGCTTGTTTGGGAATGGAAATTGTTTTACGGAAAACCTTTTTATGCGGATGATGAGGCTGCTGTGCTGGCTGATTCTTTTTGGCGTTTTATGCAGTTGACCGAAATGGAGATTCAGGTTTTGGATTCTTTGCCGCCTATGCATATACACAATTTTTTGCATGGTTCCACAAATGCTCGCACCCAGCCAAATAATCTTGAGGAAACTAGGGCGGAAACAATTGAAATTGTTGCCAGTAGACTTGCCGCAAGTTCTTTGAGTTGGATTGTTTCCCGCAATCCAGAGTTGTGGACTTTGGATGAAATTCTTGTCAAGGAAAACATAGAACTGGAAAATGGTGTTGTGCGTTTCAGGGATTACTACGAGATTCCCGACAGCGTCGCATTGTCTGATGAAAAACGGATTCAGAAATATGCTGCAATTTTCCATCCGAACGAGGGTCCGTATGTGCATAATCAGTTGAATGGTTTCAGGAACAAAAGGTTTGTTCTTGATGCTGTTGCTAATGGAAGAAATGTGTTTGGTGTTTAACAATGGACCTGCAAGCACTGGTTAATGAGCGGGAGTGGCGTAAATGCCGTGGACCCGAAAACCCGACAATGGAAGAACAACTGGAAGCGTTCGCATACTTCTGTGAAGCCTATTGGTACATTAAGCACCCCGAGCAGGGGCGTATCAGGTTTGAGTTGCGTGAAGCCCAGATGGAAACTATGGAAGTTTGGATGTCTGAACGCTATAGTGTTGTTCTCAAAGCGCGTCAGGTAGGATTCTCTACGCTGGCTGCGGCGTATGCGTTTTGGCTGGTGTTTTTCCGTCCCGACCGTTTTGTTGTTATGCTCTCTAGGACCGAGCGTGAGTCTGTTAAGTTGCTTGCAAAGTCCAAGTATGGTTATAAGTTTCTTCCGCAGTGGATGAAGGAACGAGGACCCAAGCAGGTTACGGACCATCAACAGAAAATGATGTTTGACAACGAGTCGGGTTTGGAGTCGCTGCCCAGCGGCTCCGACCCCGCTCGTGGTGAGTCTGTGTATTTGGTTATTGTGGACGAATGGGCGTTCTTGCCTAACCCCGAGGAAGCGTGGGCGTCTATTGAACCTATTGCGGATGTCGGCGGGCGAGTGATTGGTTTGTCCACCGCCAATGGTTCAGGAAACTTTTTTCACCAGTTGTGGGTTGGTTCACAAACTGGTTCCAACCAGTTTGTGGGTATTTTCTTTCCGTGGTCTGCGGGTGACCGTGACGATGACTGGTACACCGCAAAGTCCCGCAATATGCAGTCATGGCAGTTGCATCAGGAATATCCCCGCTTCCCCGAGGAAGCGTTTGTGAAGTCAGGTAACCCTGTTTTCAATATTGATTTGTTGGATGCTATGCCCACGGTGGAACCCGATATTGGGTATCTTCATGTGTATTCTGACCGCAACTACGAGTTTCGCCATTCGGAGGAGGGCGAGTTGCGGGTGTGGGATTATCCGCGCCCTGATGGTGTGTATGTGATTGGGGCGGATGTGGCGGAAGGATTGTCGTATGGCGACTATTCTTCCGCTCATATTATCAACGCAGCCACAGGTGAGGTGGTTGCTCATTGGCATGGACATATTGAGCCAGACATATTTGGTGAGTTGATGGCTGATTTGGGGTGGTGGTATAATCAGGCGTTGGTTGGTATTGAGTCCAACAACCACGGTTTGACTTCCCTTAAGGCTGCCCAGCGTGTGGGTTACAAGAACCTTTATAGGCAACGGCGGCTTAATCAGCGTGTGGCTCAGGCTACGGAAACGATGGGTTGGCGAACCACGGTAACCTCCAAGCCGTTGGCTATTGACGAACTTGTCGCTGCCCTCAGGGATGAGGGGGTTGTTTTGTATTGTGACAGGACTATTGCGGAGTTGCGAACCTTTGTTCGCAAGTCCAACGGCAAGATGGGGGGTTCCCCGCATGACGACAGGACTATTTCTTTGGCTATTGCTACGCAAATGTTGAAGTATGTGTGGCTTCCCGAGTATCGGGGGGATGTTTCCGTGCCTAGAAACAGTTTGCTGTGGTGGGAACAGCACCTTTATGACAATGTTGGGGAGAATAAAACGCCGATTGGGGCGCATAATATCCGAAATTCAACCAAAGTTCCGCTTTAATAGAACAATTGTGACACTAGTATGGAAATTTTGCGAATCTCATGCCAGAATTGTGGTACTATGTTCCCAACCGAGGACGGAAAAATGCCTCGGCGGGGTGCAATCTGCTTTAAATGCCATCTTCGTACCGTAAATCTGGGTTTTACCCACGGTAAAGACAATTTTCATGGTCCCACTATCAAGGAGCGTCAGGACAAGATTCTTTCTGATGCTCGTGGGGCGGGTATTAATGCGGTTCCTGCTTCGGAGTATGGGTTCTGATGGATTGGCTGGTGCCTATTGCCGTGGCTGTGATTGGTGGACCCGTTGTGGTCCTGTTGCAGCAACTCCGCAGGGAAAACACTAGCCAACACGCAGAGTCCCGAGGGATTTTGACGCATATTTTGGATAAGGTTGAAAAGGTTGACGATAAATTGGATAAGCATATTCAGGAAGGACACAAATAATGTTTACTAGGTCTAAGGTTCGTGCGCTTGTTCGTGCGGTTGTGGTTGTGGCTACTGCGTGGGGTTTTGATTTTTCTGCGGAGCAGGTTGCGGCTATTCAGGTTGCAGTTGAGGCTGTTCTTCAGGTTGTTTTCAAGGACGAAAAGTAAAAACTAATGGCTAGGAAAACGCAGGCGGATAAACTCAAGGAGTACCGTCAACACATTGAAGCGTCCAAGAAGTGGCGCAAAGAAGAAGGGTTTGACGCTGATTGGCGGCGTTTCCTAGACCTTTACAAGGGCAAGCATTATGACCAGTATTCCGACACCGACAGGATGCTGATTAACATTTGTTTCTCTACGGTCAATGTTATTGCCCCCGCCGTTGCGGTTAACTATCCGAAGATTACGGTTAATGCTGTCAGCCCCGACAATGCCGCGAATGCGGTCATTGCCGAGGCGGTTGTTAACTATTGGTGGCGTTTCAAGGATATTCGTTCCGAGTTCCGCCGCGCAGTTAAGGACCTGCTTATTTTTGGTCATGGCTGGATTAAGACGGGTTACCGTTTTGTTGAGGAAGAAGAACTTGGCGGATATGATGACGGGGACATTTCGGACCCCGTGTCGGGTGGCGAGGTGGCTACTACCACTGTTGTAACTCAGGATGCGCCGTTTGCGGAGCGTGTGTCCCCGTTTGATATTTTTGTTGACCCTGATGCAACCAGTATGCATGATATCAAGTGGATTGCTCAGCGTATTCGCCGTCCCATTGCGGAAGTAAAGGCTGATAAGCGTTATTCCAAGGCTGCGCGTGAGGATGTTCAGGTTATGGCTGTTGCCCGCTACAGTGATGACCCGTCACGCCGTAAGGTGTATGACAAGAATTATGGTTATGCCGAGGTGTGGGAATACTATTGTGTCACTTCTAGGACAATGTGTGTTTTCACCGAGAACGGTGAAAACTTCCTGATTAAGCCGATGCGGATGCCGTATGCTTTTGGTCATCCTTTTAGTATGTTGCGTAACTATGATGTTCCTGACCAGTTTTATCCGATTGGTGACCTTGAGCAGATTGAACCGCTTCAGCGAGAACTGAATGAGACTCGTTCGCAGATGATGAACCATCGTAAGCGGTTTGCGCGAAAGTATCTCTACAAGGAGTCGGCGTTTGACCAGTATGGTCGCTCTAGTTTGGAGTCGGACGAGGACAATGTGATGGTTCCTGTGGTGTCTGATGAGCCGCTTGGGTCGGTTGTTGCACCTTTCCCAGCGGTTATCAACCCGCCCGAGTTTTATGACCAGTCCAACCTGATTATCAACGACATTGAGCGTATTACGGGTCTGCCCGAGTTTATGACGGGTGGACTTCCCGAGATTCGCCGTACCGCCACCGAGGTTTCCGCTATTCAGGATGCCGCCAACGCCCGCACTGCGGACAAGTTGGCGATTGTGGAAATTTCCATTTCGGAAGTTGCCCGCCGTCTCGTTATGCTGGCTCAGCAGTATATGACTGGGGAGCAGGTTGCCCGTCTGATTGGCAAGGACGGAGAGCCTGTGTGGGTTAACTTTGACCGCGAATATCTTGAGGGCGAGTTTGACTTTGAGGTTATTGGCGGGTCCACCCAGCCCCACAACGAGGCTGTGCGCCGTCAGACCGCCCTTCAGGTGGTTGACGCTATGGCACCGTTTGCTGGGGCGGGAATTGTTAATATGCAGGAACTGGCGGCATATGTTCTTCAGTTCGGGTTTAATGTTAAGAACCCCGAGAAGT